GTTGTCTCCCGCCGCCACAGTGAACGTCGCACCCGTTGCGAGTGTCACCGTCTTGGTAGAGCCAGTGTAGTCGGACACCAGCACCCATGCTGCTTGGACTGCGGAGGCGATGTCATGGATCACAGCCCACATGCCGTTCAATGCGTCGTCTTCCGCCGGTCCGGTCGTCAGGGTAAATGATGTTTGGCTTGCAAGCGTGGCGATGGTCGTATCAAGCACGGCGCCGGAGTAGCCTATGCGGAACCTTGCTATCCAGCCACCGGTCGTCACAGCGTCCACCGTCACGGCGTCGATGGCTACCAGATACTCAGAGCCGGCAGCCCAGAAGTTAGCCGTTGTATTGTCTGACAGGTCTATCACCGCAAGCTGCTTGCCTGTCTTGACGTCGAAGTCGGTAGTCGCCGTATACCCTGCGGTGCTGGCGCGCTCCGTTGTGCTGCCATCCTTGTAGACGAGGATATCAGCGACGGCGTAACCCGTCATGGTGATAGACGACCCGTCGTCCTTATCGAATGTCGAGAAAGGGATGCGGATGGTGGAGCCAGGCTTTACAGTCCCCAAATCTATCACCTGATGTTACCTGCTAGTGGTCTTCCGCCTCCGAACGCCGTCCCATGGTGTCCGAACGGCATCCCGCGCGTAGTCGTCACGCCGATATCCGTAGCGCTGAAGTTGTCCCAGTGCGAACCATCGCTCGCAGTTGCCGAGCCTATCAAACGCATTCCGGCCCGCCCCGCAGCAGTGATGTCGTTGTTCGTCGAGCTGATTCTTTCTACCCCATCGACGAACAATTTCTTGGTAGCATCCTTCACCTCCAACCTAGCAACGTAATCCGTATCGTTGGTGAGCCCCTGAACGTAACTGCCAAGTTGGGTGTAGGCACCTCCGTCTGCCTTGAATAATCGCCACTCAGTCACGTCGACTCTGTACTGGAGGAAATACCCGCTATCTACGGTGGTAGACAGGCGGCCGAAGAACCCGGAAAAGTCTTGACCACCGCCAGCTACACGTCGCAGTGTCACCTGCACATCGTACTCGACCCCTGCCGGGACTCCGGAAGCGTAGTAAACCAGCGCATTAGACGAGTCAGCATCCCTTAACCGGTTGCTGTTGATTACAGAGTCCGTACCGACACCGTAACTCGGGTGCTGCGTCCACGCGGCGCCGGTCTCACCGGTATGCGCGTCTAGCGCTGTACCGTCCGTGTCGGTGAAGGTGTCGTCGACAAACGTCGCCATCTGTCACGGCTCCTAAATAGTCACGGCTCCTTTGCATCAGTTCTGATCTCGTTAAAGTTAGAGTCCATCACCTTGCCAACCATCCTAATAAACGTACCGAAATTTCCGCGCGCTTGAACAGCAATGCCAAAGGTTGCGAGCTTCGCTTGGAGCGCTGTCCGTTCAGCCAACGGCAAACTGTCAAGCGAGTCGCTCAGTTGCAGTGCCGGAAGTGCACACAGCGCAGTGTTGCTGCGCAAAGTAGCATGCTGCGGTTCGCTCGCAGAGACGAGCACTAAGGCTCGGTCGGTTAAAACAGCGGACCAATTGAGACCAGCCGACAGCCTCGGACGGAAGCAGGTCTCGGCGCTCTTGCCATCACCCTCCACAGGGCATACGTACCACCGCTTCGACATTACATTTCCTCGACCTTGCCACCTACGATCCGTCCCTGGCTGTCTCGGTCGAACACCACCTTGCGGTCCTTCGGTGCCGGCACCTCTACTGTGACCTGTGGGGCAGCTACGTTCACGGTAGGCAGCGACACGTTCACGGTAGGCGGCTCCTGCCTAGGCACATTCACCGTAATGTCCGGCGGCTTCTGCTCGGGTATATTGACAACCACCTCTTGCTTTGGCACGTTGACTGTTATGTCGGGCGGCCTCTGCTCCGGCACATCGAGGTGTATCGTCGGTGAGAAATCTTGCTTTGGCACGGTCACGTTGACGATTGGCGCAGCTTGCGCCGGTATGTTTACTTGCACCTTCGGCGGCGCCTGCTGTGGCACGTTAACTACGATCTCCGGCAGCCTGTGCTGCTCCACTGCTAGCGGGACGCTAAGGAACGAATCTGAGACGGTCACCCACTCATCCTCGTATAGCTGGAGGGACAGTATGTAGTCGGCGGCGGCGAGCCCGGCCTCTACGTCGTCACCCGCTTCGGCCAGGCATTGCCGCCTTATCCGGTTAGCATACTCTCTCTGCTTCTCTGTCATGTGATGCCTTCCTGCGCAAGACGCGCTGCACAAAAATTGTTTGTCCATGGGCCACTCTACATCCCACTTGTCGCCTCCACCCTGCGTGGCCGGGAGCGTGAACCCGGCGCCAGCTTTCTGGCGGGCCATGCAGTCGGCGGCGAACCCGGCCTCCGCTTTAGCATACTTCTCTGTCATGATGCCTTCCTGCGCAAGACGCGCTGCACAATGCTAAGCACTTTGTCTTTCGCAGAGAGAGTTGGTGGTTGTTGTAGTGTACCTTCGTTAGCTTGCCGCTTCACCCACGCATCCTTAGCTGCCTGGGATCGGTTGAGGTCAATTGCTCCATCCTGCCCTTGCTTGTTGTTCGCTTGCGACTTGAGCAGCGATTTGCAGCTCACCTCGAACGGCACGTCGCCAAAATTCCACTTGACCAGCGGTCTGACGACTTGTTCCACGAATGCTTGAAGCATGGCGTCAGCTACCCCCTGCTGCCCAACGAGGAATGCTTCGCGCGGAACAGACCGGCCACTGTACCCACTCCCAATACCGCCGGCCTTGACTAGCTCTGGCGGCACTCCGATGCCGAGCATGATCTGATCTTCGAGGTATTTTGCCGCTTCTATGAGTGGGCGTACGTCCATGACATGGTCGGGCCACTCTACAGCCCACTTGTCGCCTCCACCCTGCGTGGCCGGATACTTCGAGCTGGAGAGCGTGAACCCGGCGCCAGCTTTAGCCCACTCTACAATCTGGCGGGCCACATCGCGTGCGCTGCGCCTGGGGTTGCCTGCGCTGTCTGTCTGGGTCGCCGGAATACCGCTCTTGGCTGTCTGCATGTCCTCCGGTGGATGCCTCACCACCGGACCCTTGTAGCCAGCGCGGTATATAGCTGCATCGATTACTTGCTCCACAGCGTCGCGCCATCCCAGCCGGCGCCACGGGCGCCAAGCGCCGATTAGCTGCGAGCGCCCATAGAACTGATTGAACCGGGGACGGTGCGAGTACCAGCACGCTTTGGCCGGCACGCAGTCCGACGCTAACCACAGGTCTACTGGCTGCTTTTCGCGCACGTTCTTGATACGCACACCGATAGGACTGTACTTGAGTGTGAGGATAAAGCCGTCGTCCGGGTGGAAGGTCTTTAGGTGCGACCAAACCATCATCCCGTTAACTTCTTTGTACATGTGCTCGCCCGGCGTCCACCCGTAGACATACCCTTCCTGGAGCACGGGTACGCCGCGTTGCCAGAACCGCTCTACGTGCGCAAGCACAAACTCCGCCACGCGCTGATTTGACGATACGGGCTTACCATTCTCGTTGTTTGAGTCGGGTCCACCCCAGAACTCCGCGCCCATGATGCCGCTCTTGTAATACTCTATGGCGGTCATAACGACCGGGTGCATTTGCATGAACTCTAGGTCGCGGCGTAGCGTTATCTGCGGCATGTCGCCGCCGCTTAGCCATAGCGACTCCAACGGCATGACGGGACGATATCCTACCGTCGCATCCTCCTGGAGCGCGTCGGCGACAGCACTCATACCGTTAGTATGCGGCTTTATCATTTTGGTACAACGATGCCGGGTACATCAAACGTCGGTGTTCTCTTAGCGTTGTCATCTGCTCGGCTGTACGGTGCCTGCATCTCTTTCGGCAGTTCGGAGGTTCCAGTTATGTGAGCTGACGGATCGGCCTCCGGGATAGTCTGATTCTTCGGCGGCACCGCCGTAGTATACCACAGCGACCACTGCGCGCGCCAGAGTATCACGCCAGAATAGTTACCGCCTGGCGCGATGCCGCAGTACGCCCATTGCGGATTCTTGTCGTACGGAATAGCTGGCACGCCCCCAATAGTCTTAATGCCTGGTATCGGAATCTTGTATCCAACTCTGAGTGCCTGTCCCCACAACCGAAACCAGTACCTCGCGTGCCCCATGCGCTGTATTATATCCGTGTACTGATCTCGGCAGGCCACATTCACACCAGGACCAGCTAACGCATCGAACTTCGGGTCGTCTAGGGCGACTGACGCCAACGTGTCGAATGCGCTGCTCTTGTACTGCGGCAGTCGGTTGTGTACGACGATGCCAGAATCCAACATCACGCCGACAGCGCAGTCAAAGTACACCCACGACGCCTCTCGGTTCGACGACCAAGGTATGCCGATAGCCTGCTCGATGATGCTGTCAGAGTCATTGTTTGTTTTACCGACCTGTGCTGGGTCATTTGCTGGCAGACCATACACAACGTTGCTATGCAAGAATGGCATTACTGCCCCCCGAAGTCTACTATAACATCAAGCTTAGGATCAAGCCTGTTCGGTAACCATGACTGCATACCAGATACACTGCGCACAGAAGTAGCCCATATGTTGTTGCCATCCCTATCTGTATCCGGCAGCTTAGTCCACAGTCCACTAGCGAGCAGTATGTGGCTAAACATAGTCGTTAGGCGCCACGTAGCTGAAAAAGTTACAGTCTTAGAGTCTAAATACATACCCTCGTCGAACGAGAAATCTATCAGCCATGCTTTAACCGGTTCTGACTCTGGGGTAGATGGATTCTTTCGCATCGATCTCAACAAGGCTGCCCAGAATGTCACAGGCGCGGTAAATGGGTCAGGAGGAGGTATCAAGTTCCTTACAAAAAACCTGCGCCTGGGATTCTGCTCGTCCTTCTTAATGAACCCACTCCACGATGCATCCATCCGAAATTTCAGCATCGTTAAGAATGCCAACCATGCCACACGCCTTGGGCTATCGGCTCGAACGGTATACGTAGCGCGCAAAGTACATAACCACAAGCACAGGCCCATACCAACCTTAGCCGGTCGGACACTGTATGTGCCTCGCGCGATGGTACATTCAGGAGGCATGTCCATGTACGGACGCTCTTCCATCGAGAAGTCCCACTCAAGCACCCGCTTATCGCGCGACACGCTGAAATTTCGCTTGGCTACACGGAACCTAGCTAGGTCGATGCCGTCCATTATTCTGTCTTCTACCTGCCACCGGAAGTCGTCTGCCGTATGAGGCAGGGTGCGCGTCGTCTGTAACGGATTTCTTGCTAGTGGTATCTCCAACGTCCCGCGAATTTCTAAGGAACTGTACCCGTCTTCGCCGTATCCCACCAAGGTTTCGTAGTTGAACTGAAGCAACAACCCATCCTTGACAGGCACAAGTTTGTTACCCCTGCTCTTTCTGCTTCTCGGCTTCCCGCCAGCGATCTCTGCGATGTGTGTCTTGACCCGCCACTTCACCTTCGCCGACCGCCCGCCCCCCAGCGGCTGAAACTCTAACAGCTCTGGCACAGGTCCCCACGCCAAATCTCTGGCAGTACCAGCTATCAGTCCACCAGCTACCGGGCCGACTACGAGGTCGAACCCACGCCCTTGGTATGTGAGGGAGCCACCACGGGCTGTAAGCAGTCTGCGCAGCGAGTCCATCGTACTGTTGATGGACGTGGCACCAGCTGGCAGCGTCACATATCCGTCCACCGATACACTGTACTCCATCAGCTTGATCGTCCGATTCGCATTATCCTGAATGGGCTTGCCAGACATCTCCGTCGCAAACAGTGGTGAGAATACGCAGCCGTTGTAGGATAGCGTCCCTACATCAGGCAGCGTCGCTGGGCCAGTAGTAAAGTTAGCCATCTTTACAACTCCGGCACCCACCCGCCTGCGGACTGGACTCTCTCAAACATCGGGTCGCGTAATTGACTAGTCGGGTCGTCTAGCGGCGGCCTGCTTGTGTCCTGCATCACTTGTGCTATCAGAGCACCAGCCCCAGGTATAGCTGTGAGCGGCGTTACCAGCGCATTTATAGCAGCCTCAATCCCCTGCCCAGAAGGTATCACCATCTCCAGTACCTCGAGTATGCGCGTAACGATTGGAAGCAACTTGACCAGCAACTTGACCTTTATGTCCTCAAACTTTTGCTGAAGCTCACCTTGCGTCTGTACATACCTCGCCAGCTCATGGCCAACTTCCTGCGCGCGGCGTAAATCTCCTAGAGTATGGCGCACTTCTGCTACAGCCTGCGCCTGCGCGATCTGCGGGCTGTACTCACCGTACCGCTGCGCCGCCTTGTCCAATTCCTGCATCAGTCCCGCAACCGCCTTGCCTGCCTCCCCGGTAGCTATTACCAAGTACCCTAGCACTGGAAGATACTCAGCTATCTTCTCGCCAGCCTTGCTCGTCGTGTCCCCCAACTTGGCAATCGGTATAAACGGGTCGCTACTTGACGAAGCGATACCGGACGCGACGGCTCCTACCGCGCCGACAGTTCCCTTGATTCCATCCACTATCGCTTTGTTTATCTTCTCGCCAAGCTCTTTGGCCGCCAACGCCACGGCAACAAAAGGAACGGCGGCGGTAATACCCGCCATCGCTCTTCCTCCAGCAGCAGCAGCGCTACTTGGGAGGACTTCGGGTATTGCCTTTGCACCTGCTGGTAAAACTTCAGGTACCGCTTCGATGGCAGCGGTTGGTAAAGCTTCAGGTTCGATGGTAGCGGCTGGAGCTCCAGCAGTTGCGCTTGCCTTGCGAAATGCTGTCACTACATCCAATGCAGCTCCAACCGTTGGACCAAGCGATCCGCCAATTGCCCCACGGAATGAGCTCGCTATGTCGAGGATGTTAGGCGCTTCAGCTGTTTGTTGTGGCTTGTATGATCGCGGCTGTGCACCACTAGGCGCGCCTTGCCCGCCACCTGAATCTTGGAGCACTATCCTGAGTACAGCTTCGTCAGCCATTCTACGTCGTGGTGAATGCGGTATTTATCGTCAGGCTACCAACCACTGCCGAGTACGGGAGCAGAATCATCTCGAA